GAAGTATCAAATGAAAAACCAGAAGGTTGGTATGACGATGTTTGGTCTTCCATTATTGCAAATGATGGTTCTGTTCAACATTTAGATTGGATGTCAGAACACGATAAAGATGTATTCAAAACCAGCATGGAAATTGACCAACGATGGGTCATTGATTTAGCCGCAGATAGACAACAATGGATTGACCAAGCACAGTCGTTGAATTTATTCTTTAGACCAGATGCACATATCAAATACATTCATGCTATTCATTTTATGGCATGGAAAAAAGGATTGAAGACACTTTACTACTGCCGTTCTGAAAAGATTGGTAAAGCAGATAAAGTATCTAAGAAAATTGAACGTCAAGTAATTAAAGAACTTGATATGACACAAATTGCACAAGGTAATGATTGTATTGCATGTGAAGGATAAATTATGAGAACTAGTATTGATAGAATATATTACACAACAATATATTCTTCCTTGATTGATGACTTGAATGCAGTCCAAGATGAAATGTATGGTGTGTTTAATAAACTCGAATTTGATTATTACCCACGTTTTGGTAAAACTCATAAATTAAATCCAAATCCATTTGATGGTAATTTGGTAGATGAGTATGATATGCAATTAACCAAAAAAATGATTGATGATAATATGGTGAACTATTATGCATCATTGCAATCCGTGTATAAACCATATAAAATAACACATTCTTGGTTTACAAAATCAGAATACAATGATTATGCTAGTGTGCATAGTCACGGTGAGGCTGATATATCTGGTGTGTATTATGTACAGACAACAGGAGAAGATGGAACAATATTTTTTAAAAGTCCAGCATCGGTTGCTAGATTACATCCATTGTTTGGACACAGTTCAAATTTTATACACAAACCGATAGTCGGAAAACTATTATTGTTTCCTGGATTTGTAGAACATGGAGTGAGAACAAACGAAACTAATGATACAAGAATTAGTTTTTCATTTAACATTAAACTATTATGAATTATGGAACAAAAAAAATCATGGTTCTATTACTATGAAAAAGTAATAGACAATGTTATAAAAATTTTCTGGTTAATTTTATTAATTGATTGGGTGATTACATCACATAAGATATGAAACCGACAATTGCAATGTTTATTAATGATCCAAAATGTTCAGTACAATCTGGCAATGGATTAATGAAAGCATTAGGTGACCATTACCATTTTAAATTGTTTTCAAAGAATGAAATGGAAGAAGGATTCTTTGATAAGAACATTGACATGGTTGCAGTCCCTGGTGGCTTTGGTGATTCTGATTCATTTGATACATTGTTGAAACAAAATGGTAAGTACGTTAGAAAATTTGTGCGAAAAGGTGGTAAATATCTAGGTATTTGTATGGGTGCGTTTTGGGCAGGTAAACATTACTTTAATATATTAGATGATGTAGATGTTGTTCAATATATAACACAAGAAGGTACATGCACCAGACGACCTCATGCAAAGAACATGCGAACAGACTGGTATAATGGTCATTATGAAGATATGTTCTTTTATGATGGTCCAACATTCATTGGTGATGGAACATTTGAAACTCATGCAACATATGCAAATACAGGTATGCCAATGGCTATTATGCAGGGTAATATCGGACTAATTGGTTGTCATCTTGAGAGTGAAGAATTTTGGTATGATAGTTATAGTTGGATGAAAGGTAAGTATCACGGTGGTGACCAACATAAATTATTGTTAGAGTTTGTGAATAAATTAATGGAGAGATAGTGGAATATATTCTTATTGGTTTTCTTACAGCGTTTGGTTGGTGGGGTGCGGAGCATTATGTTATTGAACCATACTTTCCACCACCAATCGAACGCAAAAAAGAAGAAAAGAAAAAAATTATAGTAAAGAAAGAGGAAGAAGAAAATGAATAAAAAGATTTTAAGATTTACTGCATCATGGTGTCAGCCATGTAAAGGTTTAGCAATGAACTTGGCATCAGCAGAGTTGCCTTTACCAATTGAAGTCATCGATATTGATGAGAACGAAGATGTTGCGAGAGAATTCGGTATTCGTTCAGTACCAACATTAGTAATGATGGATGAAATGATTGAAATGAAACGAACAAGTGGAATGTTGAGTGTTGACCAACTAAAAGAGTGGGCAACGGCATGATTAAAAAAACGCAGTCAAATATCACAGAAGATAGAACATCGTTTAAACCCTTTAATTATCCTTGGGCATATGATGCATGGCTGAAACACGAACAATCACATTGGCTTCATACTGAAGTTCCTATGTTAGAAGATACAAAAGACTGGAAGAAAAAATTAACAGCAGAAGAAAAAACATTTTTAACAAATATTTTTAGATTCTTTACTCAAGGTGACATTGATGTTGCTGGTGGGTATGTTAAGAATTATCTACCTTACTTCCGTCAACCAGAAGTACGCATGATGTTGCTTGGATTCGCCGCTAGAGAGGCGTTACACATTGCGGCATACTCTCACCTCATCGAAACGCTAGGACTACCTGAAACAACGTATAACGAGTTCTTGGCATATGCAGAGATGAGAGAAAAGCACGACTATGTTTTGAATATTTCCGGACAGAATACAACACTAGAAAATACAGCAACACATATTGCAGTATTCTCCGCATTCACAGAAGGTATGCAGTTGTTCAGTTCATTTATCATGTTGTTGAACTTTCCACGCCACGGCAAGATGAAAGGTATGGGTCAAATCGTTACTTGGTCTATCGTTGATGAAACACAACATACAGAAAACATGATTAAGTTGTTCAGAACATTTATCCAAGAGAACAACGAAATTTGGAATGATTCTTTGAAGTCTAAAATTTATACCATTGCAGAGAAGATGGTTGAACTTGAAGACAAGTTTATCGACCTAGCATTCAACATAGGTCCTATGGAAGATTTAACAGCAGAAGATGTTAAAAAATATATCCGATACATTGCAGACCGTAGATTGATTAGTCTTGGTCTAAAAGGTATCTTTAAAGTAAAACGCAATCCTTTGCCTTGGGTTGAAGAAATGATTAATGCACCAACTCATACGAACTTTTTTGAGAATCGTGCAACAGATTATGCAAAAGGAGCACTATCAGGAGATTGGAGTGATGTATGGGCGCATTAAATATTATATTGATTACATTTTTAATGGTGCAAGCCACAGTAATGTGCATCACCATTTATTTACATAGATGTCAAACACACAAAGGATTAGAAATACATCCTTTGTTAAGCCACCCAATGAGATTTTGGTTATGGGTGTCAACAGGAATGACAACTAAACAATGGGTTGCAATTCATCGTAAACATCACCAAGTGACAGATGAACAAGGTGATCCACATAGCCCTCATATTCATGGGATTTGGAATATTTTATTTCGTGGTCTAATGATTTATAGAAAAGCGGGTAGTGATGCTAACATGATGATGAGTTATGGTAAAGGAACACCAAAAGACTGGATTGAAAGAAGACTATATACACCACATCCAAGTTTAGGTTTCTTATTATTACTAGCATTAGACTTATTCTTGTTTGGGTGGATAGGATTACTCGTGTTCATCATTCAATACATATGGATCCCATTTTGGGCAGCCGGTATTGTAAATGGAATGGGACATTGGGTAGGTTATCGTAACTACAACACAGACGATAAATCTAAAAACTTTCTTCCTGTCGGCATATTCGTTGGTGGCGAAGAACTTCACAACAATCACCATGGTGATCCAGCAAACCCAAAATTCAGTAGAAGATGGTTTGAAATAGATACAGCGTGGTATGTAATTAAATTCTTTAGTTACCTTAAACTAATAAAAATAAAAGAGGTAGTATGACAGTAAAAACAATAACAGCAAACTGTGCAGAATGTGAATCAAGTTTCGACATTCAATATGCAGAAGAATTAGTATCTCAGGATATGCCTGAGCATTGCCCATTCTGTGGGGAAGTCATCGATGATGTGGTCGAGGAGGACTATATAGATGATGATGACTACCTACATGAGAATGAGGAATGGGAATAAACTGGAAATATAATTTAAAAGATTTTACCGAAGACTTGATTGGTGATAATTATGGGTTCGTGTATCAGATAACTAATCTGACGAATGATAAAAAATACATAGGCAAGAAATTATTCTACTCTGCTAAAACCAAACAAGTCAAAGGCAAAAAGAAAAGGTACAAAGTTTTTAGTGATTGGCAAACTTACTATGGTTCTAGTGATGAACTGAAGAAAGATGTACTATCATTAGGACGTGATAACTTTTCCCGTGAAATTATTCATTTATGCAAATCAAAAGGCGAATGCAATTATCTCGAAGCAAAAGAACAGTTTGTTCGTAGTGTGATTGAACGAGATGATTATTATAATACGTGGATTATGGTAAGAGTACATAAAGCACATATAAAGGCATACAATGAATCTAATAAGCGAAATAAAAGCAGACCTACGCAAGAACAAGTTTGATGGCATCATGTTCATTCCAAATGATGAAGGTAGTGGAACAATGGTAGAAGGTTTCACATATACCAATCCTGGAGAAAAAATCAATGGTTCATCATTGGGTGATACATATGAGATACTAACATTTGATGAAGGTGAAGAAGGCTATATCAATGAAGATTTGTTTGAAGGCATTTTAGTGGATCCTGTTGAGTATGTGGCAAGAATGGTAGTTGATGGTTTCTATGGTGTTATTGGTAAGAAAACAACAACATCAGGTGATTTCTTCCAAGACATTCTTCAAAGACTAGTTGACACAAGAGAAAAAGAAGTGTAAGATAGAGATATCAACAACTAGGAAATGTTATGATTTTAATTGACTTGAACCAAGTACTGTTATCTGGTCTAATGGCACAGATAGCAAATGACAAAAAAATAAAAATTGAAGAAGATTTGGTTCGCCACATGGTACTGAATATTCTCCGCACACACATTAAGAATTTCAAAGCAGAATATGGTAATGAAATTGTATTGTGTTGCGACAACCGCAAATACTGGCGTAAAGAAGTGTTTCCACTTTATAAGGCTGGTCGTAAAAAAGCAAGAGATAAATCCGACTTGGATTGGCACCTTATCTTTGATACTCTTGCAGTCATTAAGAATGAACTCAAACTTTATTTCCCATACAAGACAATCGATGTAGAAGGCGCTGAGGCTGATGATATCATCGGTACTCTAACACCTCGATTCGCACCCTCTGAGAAGGTTCTTATCCTGTCCAGTGATGGTGATTTTCTGCAATTACAGAAGTATGGTCCTAATGTCAAACAATACAATCCTTCACTAAAAAAATACATCAAGTCTGACAATCCTGCAATTGAATTGAAGGAGAAAATCATTCGTGGTGACAAAGGTGATGGTATTCCTAACATACTATCTCCTGGTGATACCTTTGCGAGAGAGTTACGTCAAAAGCCTATCACTAAAGGTAAGTTGGATGAATTACTTGCACTTGATTATAGTAATAAAACTATTTCAGAAGACCTGCAACATGGTTTTTCTCGGAATCAAACTTTAATCGACTTGACATTTATACCACAAAACATTAAAGAATCTATCATACATACATATGATAATGTAGTAGTGCCTTCTCGCAGTAAGTTATTGAATTACTTTATTGAGAAGAAGTTGAAAAATCTAATGGACGTTATCGAGGAATTTTAATGAAATACAATTTATATGAAATATTTGATGAATTTATTCAGGCAGATACAAAGCAAGCCAAAAAACAGGTTTTGTTAAATAATAACAGTAGAGTTTTACAAGAAGTTTTAAAATTAACATTTGACCCAAATTTTCAATTTTATATCAACAAGATGCCTAACGATTATATCAAGCCAGACACTTTACCTGGCATGGCTTTTTCTGGATTAGAAGTCGAGATGCGTAGACTTTATCTATTCAAAAAAGGCGATCCCACGGCAGACAAGTTGACAGAAAAAAAACGCAACGAACTATTTTTGCAAATAGCCGAATCGTTAGAACCAAGAGAAGCAGATGTCCTTGTAGGTATTATGAAGAAGGACCTTGGTGTGAAAGGCTTGACATCCAAATTTGTCAAAGACACTTTCCCTAATCTTATCCCATGACCATAAAAAGAAACATAGACAGAATTACTATTGTCACTGGTGCATTTGATCCAATATCAATCGATGATTTACTCAAACTTAGAACAGCAAAGAAGAATTCCAATTGGCTTATCGTTGGCGTTCATTCAGATAATTGGGTCTTACACAACACCAATGCACTATTCAACCCATACGAAGACAGAAGATTTGTTATAGAAAATATCAAAGCAGTTGATGAAGTATTTGGATATGATGATATGGCGAATAATGATGTACAACTAGTGAAAGCAGTAAGAGCATGTTATCCTGGTGCGGAAATAGTTTATGTTAGTGATAAACCAAATCAGGAATCACCCGAGGCAAGACTAAAAGGTGTAAAATTGGCATATATTAAATAGGAGGAAAATGTGTCAAAGTCTTTAGGTAAGTTTAAACCTATCAGGTATGAAGATGACGAATTTGAGTTTCGTCAAAAGCAGAAAATGAAAAATGAGGATATCAAACAGATGCGATTAAAGAAACAAAGAGAATCCGAATATGTAGGATTCGAGTTGCCTAGAGCATATGGTAATGATAGACGTAGATGATGTGTGCCAAAACAACATGTAGTTGACAAACAACCATAATGTATCGTATAATTGACAATCAAGCACATTTTGTCAAGAATAGGATACATTATGTTAATATACACATACACAAAAGCACCAAAACCAAAACGCAAGCCAAAAGCAGAGCGTGAGCAGTATGAGCAATGGCTGGCAAAACACAATGTGACAGGTAAGAAGTCTAAACCAAAATTTGTGCCGTTGGAATATAAACTTGAGATTCCTAGAAAAACTACGGAATACAAAAGTCTGAACCCAACGAATATGGCGCCAGCACCAAGGCGTGAAAAGAATGTGTATACAGGCGATAAGATGTTAGGCATTGGAACTTTGCACAAGTCCAATGCAGTACCAGTATTCTCGGCTGAAGATGCTACAGATATTGCAAGGATGCGTAGATGATTTATAATGAAGATTGTTTGACTACATTAAAGCGTGGATTGGAGTATGATTACATCATCACTTCACCACCAGATTTGGATGAAATCGGTTTCACTACTGATGCTAAAGGCGTTACCGATTACAGTAATTTTTTGCATGAACGATTCAAAGAATTCAATCCAAAAAATAATGTTGTGACAATTATTAACCGTGATAGAAAAGCAAATGGTTCTGTTATTCGTAAACATGACTATATCAATATCATAATGACCGAATTAGGATGGACACTAAAGACACAAAAGATTTGGGTTCGTTCATACAAAGCAAATTTGTATCGGTTCAATTATGCATTCATACAAACATACAAAAGAGGAAAATGTACAGCAGTAAAGGAACAATCTTTACCTGATGCATTCTTTTATGAGCATAAGCCTATTGGTGAGTATGTCGATAACTATCCTACAGAAATTGTAAGAGCATTTATCAACACATTTACTCCAGTGGGTGGCACCGTGCTTGACCCGTTCATGGGTTCAGGCTCAACAGCAGTAGCCGCAGTTGCGGAACAACGTAAGTACGCAGGTGCTGAAATTGTAAAACAAGTGTGGGATATCTGTGAAAATCGTTTAACAACTCAATGGGATGAAAAGTATGACTACCAATAGTAATGATAAAGACCTTATTACAATCGAAGCGTTGAAGGTCGGAAGTGAACTAGATAATGCTATCCGTGGATGGATTGTAATGAGCCAATTTGAACAGGACCAATCTTATTACCAAAAACTCAAGGAACAATATGAGTAAGAGTTATACAGTCACTTTAGTGGAAGCAGATGATGGTAGCGGTGACCTGATTCTGCCTATTCCTGATGAATTATGGAAGGAACTAGGCTGGGAGGTCAACGACACCATAAATTGGAAAATCCGTGAAGATGGAACCGCTATTTTGTCAAAAATACAACAAAGTGTTGTAGAAAAACAACAAAGTGAGGAAAAGCCGGAATAGTTGTTGACATTCTGGCTGGAATGCCCCATAATAGAATCATATTAAGTCAAGCGAGGTAAATATGATTCTAGTTATCGACACCCAATTCAAAGAGAACTACGGCGCCCACGATTGGAACGGCGAAGGTGAATGTCCTCAGTACTGGAAATTCAAAGGTGGTTCCTCATTCAAGGTATTGGGTGTTCCTCTCAATATTGACTACCAAGCAGTAGTTGATGCCTTGGGACTAAACTACCGTAATGATTATTCCGAGCAGTATGTCCTAGGATGGTCAGTCGAATCCGATGACTACCTATCGGACTTTGAAAAATCTCAATTAGAATACGATGGTGCTATCTTGTACCGTGAGCCTAGTTTTGATTATGCCGATGTTGTAAAAAAACAACAAGTCGAGGCATAGTTGTTGACAAACCGAACACAACCTGTCACAATAGAGTTTCAGTTAATCGAAAGGCGACTACATGTTAATCGAATCTAAATCCCAGTTGGCTAAGTTACTCGCAACCGAGAATATTTTTATTGAACAGAAAAATGTTCCTACGGCATACTTTGATCCTAAAAATCGTCAATTAGTTATTCCTGAATTAGATAATAATATTTCTGGCAACTTGTATGACTTACTATTTGGTCATGAAGTTGGTCATGCATTGTATACACCAGCAGATGGCTGGCACGACCAAATTACAGTTGGTGGTGTTCACAAAAGTATCCTTAATGTGTGTGAAGATGCCCGCATTGAAAAACTAGTTAAGCGTAAGTATCCTGGCTTAAAAAATAGTTTCTACAAAGGCTACAATGAATTAGTCGATAAAAATTTCTTTGGTACTAAAGGTCTTGACCTGAATGCCATGAACCTAATCGACCGCATCAACCTGCACTTCAAAAGTGGTGCCGTATCTGCTATCAAATTTATTCCTGAAGAATTAGTATTCGTTAACGAATTGTCCTCAGTAGAAACCTGGACTGAAGTAGTTGATGTTGCTAAAAAAATCCAGTCATACATGGAAGCCAAGGCAGAAGAAGAAAAACAGAAAGCCAAAGCCAATGCCGAACAAGATGGCGATGATGAATTGGATGAAGATGATGAGGAAACAGATGGCAATGGCGAACCATTAGATTCTGATGATTTTGATGATTTTGATGATTCTGATTCCGATGATTCTGATTCCGATGATTCTGATTCCGATGGTGAAGATGAAAATAAGCCTAGTCAATTTGACAATGGTCCTGACGTTGATAGTGACAATGAAGTTAAGTCCTTCACCGATGAAACCTTCCGCAAAAAAGAATCCGAATTGTATTCAAATAGTGGAATCGAAAATGTGTATGGAAATATTCCATCCATTCCTGTTGCCGATTTTACTGTAGATTATCGTACCCTTTTGAGCCGTCTTACCAAGAAAGGTAATCCTACTCAATTTGGTGTCAATGAGTACACTAAGTACCGCAAAGAATCCGTCAAGGTTGTTAGTTATCTTACCAAAGAATTTGAATTGCGTAAGAATGCCGACCAACTGAAACGTGCCTCGATTGCCCGTACTGGTGAATTGAATGCTAACCGTTTGTATCAATATCAGTTTGCCGAAGACTTATTTAAGAAAGTTACTGTAGTCCCTGGTGGTAAGTCCCATGGCTTAGTGATGTTCCTTGACTGGTCTGGTAGCATGTACGATAACATGGATAATACAATCAAGCAATTGATTAGCCTGTCCTTGTTCTGCCGTAAAGTTAGCATTCCATTCGAAGTGTATGCATTTTCATCCGACTACACTTCCGAAGACGGCAAAATGGAAGAGAAAAAACATGCTTTTTCAATGAACCAAAAAGATGGTGACATTTCAATTAGTCCATACAACTTTACATTGTTGAATTTGTTTTCCAGCCGTATGAACAATGCAGAATTCACCAGAATGGCACAATACTTGATGCACCACAATTCGTTGCCTTCATTTATGACATTGCACAGCACACCTTTGCAAGAAGCCATTGTATCTGCCTTTGAAATTATTCCTAAATTCAAAGATAAATACAAATTGCAAGTAGTGAATGCAGTATTCTTAACAGATGGCGATGGTCACTGGTTGAACAAAGTTGTACAGCGTGATCCAGTTGATGAAAATGGCAACCGCCGTATGAATGTTGTTCGTTTTAATAACTATGACAACAAGAACCGTTTTGTGATTCGTGATCCAAAAAATGGTGCTCAAGTTTCCTTTACTGGTGCTAGTGGTGACAATTTGACTTCTAAATACCTTGAGTTATTGAAACAGCGTACTGGTGCTAATGTAATTGGATTCTTCCTGTTGCCTTTGCGCCAGTTCAATGATTCTTGGAATCGTAATGGTAACAAAATGGTAAACTCAGCCGTGAGCCGTGATGAATTCCGCAAAGAAAAATCATTGGTAGTTAAGAGTGCTGGCTATGATGAGTACTACTGGTTGCGAGTTGAGCCAAATAGAAGCCATGCCTGGAATATTCCAGTTGAGGCTGAAGAAGAATTTGAAGTAAAATCACAAACGACCCGTGGTCTTGTGACAGCCTTCAAAGATTACAACAAAGGTCGTTTGCAAAACCGTGCAGTACTGAGCCGTTTTGTAGAGTTAATTGCATAAAGGAAAATATATGTCAAGAATTGCAGTCAATCAATTAGTGAGTACGGATGGATTAAGACATGCCACGGTAAGTTATGATCCATCCGAGCCATTGTTGAATTATATTGTGGACAGAGTAACAGAAGGCAAGTTGCATTCTATTGTTTCAGTACATGATCCAGTCCGTGCAAATGCAATTGCGGAAATTTATGTACTGACCCATGAAGAATTGGAAGAAAAATATAAAAAAGGAGAATAAAATGATTGAATTGAAAACAATCAGAAGTATAGATGGCACCAAGACAGCCACATTGTATCAAGTAGAAACTGGTAGTCTTCTACCTTACAAGGTGACTATCGAAGGAGATGTTGGTATGGTAACCCAATTCTTCTTGACCTCTGAATTAGCCGAAGACTATATCAAAGGTCGATTGGGTTCCGCTCAATTTTTGAATGAAGCGGCTTAGTAGTATGCTCGGTTCAATGTTCTGTTGTTGAATTGTCTAATCAAGTGTTCAACATCACCAGGTGATACTGGATTCTTTGATTGAATGTACATTTCCAATTCCGACTGATGGATTCTTTGTCCGATTGTTTTGATTTGACTTAATTTTTTGATGATTTTGCTGAAAGACATGTTTGCTCCTATTGACTTTATGGGTATTAGTGTTTATACTAGTATCTATGCATTTTGAAACCTTGAAGAAGGAAACTTTATCATGAAAATTAGACTTTTAACTCTAGCATTATTGGTATCGACTAGTGTACATGCACAACAGTACATTCAACCAGGTCAGTACTATCAGCCAACGCCTCAACAGTATCAACAATATGTACAGCAACCTGTTATGCAGGCTCAGTACGCATATTATCAACCTGTTTGTATAGCAGATGCAAATGGTCGACCAATTTGTCAACACGTTCCTAGCAACATGCAGGTGCCTTTATATCAAGTGCCTGTATCAGTTAATGTTCCTGTGACAGTAAACATCAATGGTCGCCGTGTGAACGTTCCTGTTGATAATTTACCTCAAGAACAATCACAAGCGGTTGTTACTCCAGTACCAATAACACCACCAACAGCAAGAAATTTGCCTAGTGTGAACAAAAATGGTATTCCAATCCAGTATGGTGACGAAAAATTAGGTGATAAGAATGTTACATGTAATGGTACCTCAGCCGAGTGTGCTAACAGAGCAGATACGGTGCTAAATTGAGAAAAAAGAAGGTAGACAAAGTGACTATTGATGATTTTTTTGAGGACACCATTGCTCCAGTAGCACCTGTTCAGCCAATTCCTCGTGAGTTGCCGAGAAAGCAACCCGAATTGCCTGAAAAAAAGAAAAAAGTCAACAATAACGGGTACTTCCTAATCACTTCTTCACTTATCATCAAAGGAAAGCCCTACAAAATTTATTGTAGAGGGTATAAGTTGAAATCTTGGCTTGATTTTGAAGAAGGATTAGGTTATTCTTGCACCTATGAAGAAATTTCAAAGGAAGAATATCACAAACACGACCCTTTTGGTTCAGTATAATGATAATCACCGACAACACAATTGAATTTGATACATTCTCTAAACATCCAATCTATCTTTTGACTGGTGATATTGAAACAACCAAGTTTTTTTCGATACTTACCTCATCATGTTCGAAGTTGGGGTACTACATTGAAGGTAAAATCAAAGAATACATCCTAGCCAGTGGCATTCCACAACAACCAAGCATTCAACACCATGAGTTGTGGGATGCACCAGCACAATACTTTATTCATGGAGTAAAATTTGGTGCAGAGAAGCCTGATTTTGTTGTTGTCGATGAAGGTAAATTGACAATTGATGTATACGAAATCAAAATGAACCTGAGTAATGTTGATTCCAAGAAGGCTCATGGTGAAAAAGCCAAGTACACACGGCTATTTGAAACACTAAGCAATGATTTTCCTGAATACAAAGTTGGTGTTTATGTGGCAGACTTTCTTGGAACGACTGGTGGTGCTATCAAATTGTATGAAGATTGTGATATACTAGAAGTAATCAATGGAGAAACCTTTTGTACAAAAGTCGGTATCAGTTATAAATCAATTATGGATGACATTCGCTATTCGCAAATAGCGAATAGAGAGTTTATTAAGAACTACAAAAACAAGAAAGTATAAAAATGACTGTAGAACAAGCGGCAAATTTTCTCGTTGGTTCATTGTTGGTGTGTATTGGTCTCATAATCATATCAATGACCATAATTTTTGTGAATAACATGATTCACTTGTTTTGGAAAAGGTTAGACATGTTCACATGGATACCTACATATGAAAGTCAACAACATTATGAAAGTGAAGTAAAAAATGAGAATGGCGCAAAAGCACGTTGATAAGATTAAAAAAATTGCAGAAGAATCTGGTTTTGCAATGTGGGCAGATGAACCATGGAAGCCAGAAGGTTTGATTTTGGGTGTCGATTGGTCAAATAACTATGATAAAGAGTTGATGACCTTTTATTTGAATGTTCGTAAACAGTTGAGAAAAGAAATCAAAAAGGAGTTAGAAAATGATTGATATTGAAAAATTGAAAAGTGAATTGAGAGAAGGTGTTGTTACTGTGGTATTCACAAAGAAAGATGGCACCGAGCGTACAATGAATTGTACATTGAGTGAAGCATATCTTCCTAAAGTGGAAATCAAAGAAGATGCAGAACCAAAGAAAGCAAAAGCAGTCAACAATGATGTTCTTGCAGTCTATGATATCGATGCACAAGGCTGGCGTTCATTCCGTATCGATTCAATCAAAGAACTTAGCGGAGAAACAGTATGAAACCGATTGTACTTACAAAAGTAGAACACCATCAAGTCAACTATCATTACAAAGTTTTGTTTGAGTATGACCAGTTGGTAGAACTCTACACTAATCATCCATTCGTCTCCACAAAGAAAGAAATCAAAGACATTTGGAATCGAATGAAGGGTGGTGACGAAGGACAAATTTCACAAGTGATGAATGATGCATTTGGTGAAATTGATATTGAGTGGGATGCAGAGTACGAAGACAATTGGACCGACCGTAAAGGTGGATATGACATTACTTATGGAGTAGAAAAATGACTGAACCTGTATTGACAGAATGGATTGTGGAACCATCATACAAAAAATCACTTGTCGAAGTCCAGCATTGGCGTAAAGGTGAGCAATACTTTACCTACAGCGAAACATGGCGTAGTGGTTCGTTCTCCGTCATGACAGAGAATGGTGAACCGCCAGTCATTGAAGATGGTGATGACTTGTATTCAGTTGAGAATTGTGAGTTGATTGAAACATGGGATGGTTGTGGTTCAGACTATGACTTTATCAATGTTGACGATGAGGATGCATTACAAGAATTTATTGATGAAAACAGCGTATTTGATTTAGAAGAAGATGGTTGGTATTGTGATGAAACAGAGATGTTCATCTATTGTGATCCAATCATTACTCTTGCAGATAAAACATAAAGTTTTCAAGCCCTCCAAAATAGGACTATTGTTATGACAGAAGAAGAAAACGAATTAAAAATATTGGTCGATTTGATTGATTCTAAAATCACAGAGTGGTGCTTGTTGTACAAGATAAGTCCTCTGAGTTTGATTGCAACGGTTCTTGCACGACTTGCATTATTTGCAAAGTCACTTGGTGCAGTCGATGATTTTATTCAGTTGTTGGACCATGTAAAAGAAACTGTAAAGAAAGACAACGCAGAGAAGGTGGTACACTAATGAAAGTCAAAAAACTAATTCGAAGATTATACAAAGCAATTTTGCAACACAACGCAATGAAAGAAAAGAAGATTTACATGAAGTTGTTGAGAAAATCACTTAAACACAAAAAGACACAGGCGGTATACAAATGACAGATAATTGTCCATGCTTTAGATGCAAAGAGAAAAGACTGAGATTGGTTCCATTGAAAAAGAGATGATGCCCGAGAACGACAGAGCGAGTTACTATGATCCATCGGAACTGGATGAAGAATACATTCCGTGGGACTTGGACAACAACTCACCAGACTATTTTGAGGAAGATGATGATTGAACTACATGGACTGAATCGTAAGCAAATGGTGTTGGCTGATATCATGTGGGCTATTGATAGTCAAAGTGGTGTCGAAAGATTTATTGCATCATTACCTAAGCCAGACCAGCGTGATTGCAGAACCATCATTCAGTTGATGCAGATGTATTTTGCTGATGAAGTCGATAGTGTGAATGATGCAGAGAAATTGTTGAAAGCATTTCAGTTATAAGTAATGGTATTGACAACTTCAGGAGTTAACCATGGCATTCTTACCCAAGTTACCCAATCATGACATTATTGCACAAGTCCGTGAACTGCTAGAAAGGCATTGGGACACATTAGAGATATCTGCAAAGATGAACATTGACGCTGATGTTGTACAAATGGCTATTGATATTATTCAAGGAATCGTATGAGTAACGAAGAAGACAAGTTCAAGCATAGCAAACGTTTACTGAAAAACGAAAATGCTATGCACAAGCAAGCGAAGATTGCAAAAGAATATGGTATGCCTGTGAAAGAACCGCACAAGTACGAAAAGCATCATGCCATGAATTGTGGTAATCCTAAGTGCCATATGTGTTCTAATCCTAGAAAAGTCTTTGGTGAGAAGACCATACAAGAACAGAAATTTGAGCAGACTATGAATTGGAAAGATGATGAGAACTTCTGATGTTGATTATCTAATCAATCATTTGACAGATAACATAAAAGCAGGTGCAGATATTCATGCAGGTGATGGTGGTTACAGCATAGGTACTAAAGAAAAGTATGACGAGTTTGTGAAGGCTAGGAACCAATCCATGAATGCAAAACTAAAAGAGTTGATGATTGAAGCGGGATATGCATTTCCAGAAGGTGCTGTTCGAGCGCACAAATTGGCTGAGTTGCTTATTCGTGAATGTGTCGGTGTTGCGGATGATTATGTAAAAGATTGTACCTGTGATGAACACATAAACTGTAAACATCCACAAAGTGCAATTGGTAGAAAGATACGAGAACATTTTGGAATTTTACAATCATATAAAGTAATTTGCGATAGGACCAATAACCCATGAACGAACGAATTAAAGAACTTTGGTCACAGGCTGGCGGGAATTATGATGGTGGCAATCAACATACTTGGCCACAATATACGATTGATGATCCAGAAAAGTTCGCCGAGTTGATTGTGAAAGAATGTATCAGTCAAATAGAGAACCTTAGCCTTGGCTACAATGATTATCGCAATCAAATTGAAGATGCGTTTCGTAGAGATTGTGTAGAGCAAGTTAAACAACATTTCGGAGTTAAAGAATGAACGAACGAATTCG